GGAAGCCGACGCCAGAATGGTTCAGCGCCTGAAAAGTCTATCAGCATCGCTCGGCAGCAGCCTGACTGACGCCAAGCCGAAAGGCCCGGAGGCCGCATGACCGAACAACAGCTTGCTGACTTTCGCCGTCGCTTATCCAACGGAAAAGTATCGCCTGACAAAGTATCGACGGAATGGGCGTTTCAAAGGGCGTGGAACGAAGGAATTGAGTTTTGTGAGCGTCAGTTAGAGGCAGTGTTGAGGGGCAAAGACGCCGCATGACCAGCCTGATCTGGTCGAGACAGACGATCAACTGCAGGAGAGGGGCGGTTTAAGATGCAGACGACAACTTTGCGCAAGCGGAAACGCAGCGGGCCAACCCTCGATGAAGGGATGCCCCGCGGGGACACGCGGCCGATTGCTACCTTGGATGCCTTCGACCTTGGATCGCTGGAACGGTTGCTGGCGTCGAAGGTCAGCATCGCAGCGTCAACTCGTCCGCGCCGGCAGGGCGGCATGGTGCCCGATGAAGCTTCTATCGTGGTGGATGATCCGCTTGAGCTTGGCGCCAAACTGACCGCGACCCGGAATATCCGCAACGATCCGCTTGGTCGCCTGCACACCCACCACCAGATCGACGATGCGCAGTTCTACGCCGGCCGGGCCTATCAGCGGGATTGGGAGGCTGCCGAGCGTGGTGCCCGCGCTATCGATCCGACCAAGGAAGCTGTAGACGGCGGAAAGCTGCCAGAAGCCCTCACGGACTCGCAGGCGAAGGCAAGGATGCGTCTGATCGAGATCGAGGCGGTGTTGGGCCGTAAGATGCAAACCGTCGTCAGGGCGGTTCTTATCGACGGGATGAGCACCGAGACGATGGCGCTGCAGATGTTTGGGAAGCATGGGGAGTTGGCGCGGAAGTACTACGGCCGGATGTTCCGGGATGCGCTCGATGAGCTGGCGAGGGAATACCGCCTCGCGTGAAAAAACCGTTTGCTGGTCCAGCAAATCACCTGATATCCGGAATCATCCGAAAGTTGCGAACATGAACAAATCACGCAGATCATTCCTTGGGTTGGGCGCCGCACTCACGGGCGCATTTGCCGCCGGGAAAGCTGTAGCTTCGCCGCCGGTAGCCGTGCCTGAATACAAGCCGATCGTCGGGGAGCTTCGGCAAGTATTTTGTTACTGGGGGACCGAGCCGGAGATTCCCGGCATGCTCTACGGCCCATCGAAGGCGGTCGCTGTTTCTAAATACGTGCGATGGAACGGCTCGAATTGGGTGGACGCATAGTCCGCGCGAGAAATTTTCCTGTCGGGTTTTTAGTCGCATTTATATACTTGACTTAGCATAAAGTTGACGCAACTTCAGGTTAGGCCTATGAATGGCTAGCCTCGCGTCGGTCCCGGTCCAAACGGGGATTCGCTTTTTCAAGGTTGTAAATGCGTCCCGACCAAATAAGAGGGCGCTTTATGAGCGAATATAAACCTAAGCCAAGTCAGGAAGCGGTTTCCCTTCCTTCCGATACTTCGCCACCCACTCATCTTCCGTCAGTCTCAGAACAGATGGTGGCCGTTGGTGTGCGGGTTCTTGATGATCTTCAGGGAGAGGTTTCGAAAGTAACTCTGGTGGAGCAACTCTACCTGGCAATGGCTCGGGCTGATCCAAGCCGCGTGTCCTACTATGTTTGTTGATGTCATTCCGGTGAACCTATTGGGCGCGAAGCCAAAGCCGCAATCGGAAATGAAGATTGGGAAGAAGAAGGCAACGAAGAAAAAGAAAGCTGTAAAGAAGCCCGGCTCGTAAGCCGGGCGGAGGATGTTGAATGTTTAAACCGATAGCCGATAGCGGCTTAGGCGGCTTCAAACCAAACACGATTGATCGCGTCAACGTGCTGGGGGATGCCCGGGGTAATGACGGCGCTCGTAGCATCGACGACCAGAAGGCGGTCATTGGCGTCCATAATGGCCCAGATAGCACTGTGGGCCTGCTGGGGGTCCAGCGAAGTATGGACGTAGAACAACGACTGTTGAGCGTGATACCAGGGGCCAATGATTTGATGCGATCACGCACCACGTCATAGTTTTGGCCCGGCTCGCAGAGATCGAAAGCAACAAACAAGTTATAAGCCATGATTGGCTCCTGTGATGCGGAGCTGATCTTGACTACAGGGTGATTCAGGATTCTACTCCCGATCGTTGCGATCCCATTGCCTGCCGATCAGCACCTAAGCTCTTGGCAGGATCGAAAGCCGCCAGCGCCAACTGGCGGTTTTTTCGACTCAACAGGCAAATGTGGCTGGCCTGCAGAGCCTTTACACGAAACTCTCAGATTTCCGCGACCGGATCGAGGGTGATGGCAAGTCGAGCGGCTGTTCTGCGCAGGCCACACCATCCGGCCTATCTCCGCAGATCACCGAGGCTGGAACCATTCTCTGCGCCTGTCACGCGCTGCTCGACGATATCGCTGGCAAGTTTTAACCCGCCCCGACAGGCGGGGTTTTTGTTTGAGGGGGAGAGATGATCGATATCCCGCTTTCACAGATCATCTCGCCAGAGAAATTTGCGGCCGACGTGCAGAAACACGTTGAAGCGCTGACGGCACAGGTCATGGGCAAGCCGGGCGTTCCAGCGCCGGTCGCATCGCGTTTTGTGGAAGCTGTCATCGCCCGCGTCCCGGAGAAGGGCAAGGTTGCCATGCGCGGCCCGGATCAGTTCGTCGTTCAGCCGTATCGCATCGTGGATGACCGGCCTGTTTCGCCTGAGCTCCAGGTCTTGCGAGATTCCATCAAGTAGCACGGAGGCAGGCGCTCAAACCGCCTGAATTCGCTTATGCCTAAAGTAGAAGGAAGTAGAAAGAAAACCGGAGGGCGCAAGAAAGGAACACCTAACAAGACCACAGCGCTACTCAAGGACGCGGTTTTGAAGGCCGCCGAGGCCGCAGGAAAGGAAGATGGGTTGGTCGGTTATCTGACCTCCCAAGCCGTTTTGAACCCTGGTCCATTCATGGCGCTCTTGGGTAAGGTCCTGCCGCTTCAAGTGACGGGCGACCCGGACAATCCTGTCGGCGTCGTGTTTCAGACAGTTTATGAACGCCCTAACGATTGAACGCCGGATTCGCTGGTATCAGCGGCCGTTTCACGAATATCTGGTCGGCGGCGGCAAGCGGGCAATCGAGATCGCGCATCGGCGTTGGGGTAAGGATGAGATCGTTCTTGCCGCGACATGCGAGCTCGCCCATCAGCGTGTCGCGTCATATTGGCATTGCCTGCCGGAATACGAGCAGGGCCGTAAGGCGCTCTGGAATGCGATCAATGCTCACACCGGCAAGCGGAGGATAGACGAGGCATTCCCGCCAGAAATTCGCGAGAGTAAGGATGAGCAGCAGATGCTCATCAAGCTCAAGTGTGGCTCGACGTGGCAGATCATTGGGTCTGATCGGTACGACGCGACGGTCGGCGCCGGCGTGGCGGGCATCGCTTATTCGGAATGGGCTTTGGCTAATCCGTCGGCGTGGGCCTATCACCGGCCGATGCTGGAAGAAAACAACGGCTGGGCGGCTTTCATCACGACGCCGCGCGGCCGCAACCACGCCAAGGCCATGTACGACATGGCAAAAGGCAATCCGAAGTGGTTTGCCGAGCTATCGAGTATCCACGATACGCAGGCGTTGACCGCGGATCAGGTTGAGGAATCGCTTGCCGAATACATCGCGCTCTACGGCGAGGATATAGGGCGCGCGCAGTTCGAGCAGGAATACGAATGCTCGTTCAACGCTGCGATCTTGGGCGCGTTCTACGCCCGCGAGATGGCGGCGGTTCGGAAAGAAAACCGGATAGCCGATATCGAGGCCATTCCTGGCCGGCCTGTTCATCGGGCGTGGGATATCGGCGTTCGAGACGATACGAGCATCTGGTGGTTTCAGGTCGTCGGCGTGCAGGTGTTCATTCTGGATTGCTACACGGCGAGTGGTGTGGGTTTAGACCACTACGCCGATATCGTTCACAAGCGGCACGAGGAACGGGGCTGGAAGCTCGGGACCGATTTTGTTCCTCATGATGCCAAGGTCAAGGAATGGGGCACGGGCAGGACGCGCGTCGAGCAGATGCGAGATTTCGGCCTGCATCCCGAACTGGCGCCGAATGCGACGAAGCTGGACGGCATCAACGCTGCGCGCAAGACGCTCGCACGGTGTGTGTTTCATCCGCGCTGCGAAGAACATGGGTTATCCGCGCTCGAGCAATATCGGCGTGAATGGGATGACGACAAGAAGGCGTTTCGAGCCAGTGAGGTCCATGACTGGACGAGCCATTTGGCGGACGCGTTTCGGTATTTGAGTCTGTCGTGGAAAGTAATTCGAGAGCCGGTTGTCGAGGAAAAGCGCGTTCCTCCGCCCGGTCACTTCGCCATTCCGCCAGTCCCGCAGCCGAGCGGGCGTAGGATTAGAATTTGATGGCCGATGAGAACGACGATTATCCGGTCGGTGACGACGCTGGGCTAGACCCGAACGCGCCGGACATCGAGGCCAAGAGCTCGCGCGCTTGGCTGGCGATGATTAAGGGCGCCGAGGATGCATTTGACGATTATCAGGCCCGGGCCGACAACATCGACAAACTGTTCTCCGATCTGAAGGCTCTGGCAAAGGACTCGCGAGACCGGCAGTTTCAACTGTTCTGGGCCAATATCCAGGTGTTGGGCCCGTCGATCTATTCGCGACCACCGGTGCCGGTCGTGGTGCCACGCTTCAAGGATCGCCGGCCGCTCTATCGCATCACATCCGAGTTGCTTGAGCGCTCGTCTGTCGTTGCGTTCGAACTGTCATCCATCAACGATGTGATGATGATGGTTCGTGACGACCTGAATATTCTGGCGCGCGGCTGCCCATGGGTCCGTTACGAGACGAAAGAGGACGCCGGATCGCCCACGGAGCGGATTTGCATCGAGCATAAGGACCGCAAGGACTTCCTGCACGAGCCAGCGCGCAATTGGTCAGAGGTCGGATGGGTCGCCGCGGCGGGGTATCTGACCAAGCGCGAGATGCGCAAGCGCTTCGCCAAGACGAGCGGCAAGGCTTACCAGGATTGCGCCTATCTGGTGCGCAAAGACGACAAGGAGAACGGCGCGACCGACAACCGCGCCAAGGCCAAGGTCTGGGAGCTTTGGTCGAAGGACGAGAACAAGGTCGTCTGGGTATCCGAGGGATGCGACAAGGTTTTAGACGAAGGTGCGCCGCATCTGAAGCTTGAGGGCTTCTTCCCGTGTCCGCGGCCCGCCTACGGGACGTTGCAGCGCCGCTCTCTCGTTCCTGTGCCTGACGTGGTGTTCTACCGCGACCAGCTCGAGGAAGTGAATATCCTGACCGGGCGCATTCACGCGCTGGCAGATGCCTTGAAGGTTCGCGGCCTCTATCCTGCCGGCACATCGGAAGTGGGGGACGCGGTCGAGACGGCCTTGAAGACGCTCGATGACCGGCAGATCATGATCCCGGTGAGTAATTGGGCCGCGTTCGGTGGGCAGGGTGGCGAGGCGATTGTCTGGCTGCCGATTGAGCAGATCGCAACCGTTATCACCCAGATTGTGGCGCTACGTAAGCAGGTGATCGACGATGTTTATCAGATCGTTGGCCTGTCAGACATCATGCGCGGCGCGACCGAGGCAACGGAGACTGCGACGGCCCAGCAGCTCAAGAGCCAATACGGTTCGGTCCGCATTCGCGATAAGCAGGCGGAGCTTGTGCGGGTCGCGCGTGATCTGGTTCGCATCGCGGCCGAGATCATGGCCGAGAACTTCAGCAAGGAAACGCTGCTCGACATGAGCCAGATGGAGATTCCATCTCATGCCGATATTCAGAAGCAGATCGACGAGGTCTCGAAACAGGCCGACGCGCAGTTCCAGCAGCAGCTTCAGCAAGCGCATAGCAACCCGCAGTTGATGCAGCAGGCTCAGGCCAACCCCGAGCAGGCTCAACAGGTCATCCAGCAAGTCGGTCAGCAGATCCAGCAGCAGGCACAAGCACAGATCGACAAGCTAAATCAGACGGTCACGATTGAGCAGGTGATGAAGCTCCTGCACGATCAGAAGATTCGCCCGTTCGTGCTGGACATCGAGACGGACTCAACCATCCAGCCGGACGAGGACGCGGAGAAGCAGCGCCGCGCGGAGTTCCTGACGGCATTGAGCGGCACGCTGCAACAGCTTGGGCCGCTGGTCGAGGCGCAGCCCGCCGCCGCGCCGTTCGCTGCGGAGGTGCTGAAGTTCGCAGTTGCGCCGTTCCGCGCCGGTCGAGAGCTTGAGCAGGCGATTGAGGAATTTGCCGACCAGATGGCGCAGCAGGGCTCGCAACCAAAGCCAGACCCGGCCGCGGAAGCGGCTCAGAAGCAGGCTGAGGCGGCCGAGCGCGTGACGAATGCGAAGGTGCAGGAAATCAACGCGAGAACTCAGCAAGCGGCCGAGAAGCATCAGGCCGAGATGCAGATCAAGGCGGTTGAGGAAGAAGGCAAGCGCCAGGAAGCCGAGGCCCGCGTTGCCCAGATCGCCAACGAGGATTCTCGCGGGCAGTTGAAGCACCAGCAAGAAATCGAGCGTGGCGTGCTGGAGATCGAGAAGCTCCGCGGCAGCATCGAGCACCAGCGCGTTCAGACGGCCGCCGCGGCTGTCGGGGCGGTCACGAAACAGCAGCAGGCCGACCATTCGACGGAATTGAAGGAGCGAGAATTTGCTGCTCGCCAGCAGTCGCAATCTGAAGGAATTGTCTGATGGCTGAGCGATATTGCAAGGCTTGCGATGGCTGGCACGATCTAGGCCAGCCGTGGCCCATGGCATGCGTGCCTGTCGCCGTGCCGGCAAGGTCGGGATTGCCGTTCCCGATGGTCATTTCAGATTCAATGCCGCCGACCGAGCATGTTGACGGCCGCCTCTATACCTCGAAGCGCGCTTTCCGACGTGTGACGCGCGAGCGTGGTTTTATCGAGGTCGGCAACGAGAAGCAGAAGCCGTTCAAGCGTAAAGACCCCGACAGGGCTTCGATCCGGGCATCACTCGAGCGGGCTAAGGCCCGCGTTTCCTAAGCATCCTCTCAGACAGGACATACCATGACCGACGCTCCCATGGACGCCGGCAGCGCACCCGCGTCTGCCGAACCGACTGGCGCTGTTATCCCGACCGATGCGCCGAGCCATACTCAACCGCTTGGCTCTCAGACGCCGGTCGAACCAACACCCGATGCATCGGTCGAGACCAAGCCAGCGGCCACGGCCTACGAGGCGATTCAGAAGGCGAATGCCAAGCTGAAGGCTGAGCCGAAGACCGAGCCGAAGACGCCCGCGCCGGATGTGAAGGCCGCGAAGGCCGAGGCGCCGAAAGCGGAGCCAAAGCCGGATACGCCGGTAAAGGACTCTCAACCGCGCGGAGAGGGTGGCCGATTCGCCGGGAAGGAGCCGGTCGCAGATCAGGCCAAGACGGAGCAAGCCGCACCAGCGGACTCGCCAGCCCCGGCAAAGGACGTTCAAAACACACAGCACCGTGAGCCGCCGGCACGCTTCACATCCGACGCCAAGGCTGCATGGGAAGCGGCGCCGGAGCCGGTCAAGGCGGAAGTCCATCGCGCCATTCGTGAGCTCGAGCAGGGACACCAGAAGTACAAGGCCGACGCCGACGCATTCAACGAGGTGCGCGAGTATAGCGACCTCGCCCGTCAGCATGGCACGACCATGAAGGCCGCGCTCGACAACTATGTCTGCA